AGAGTTTTCGATGTACCATTGACCAGTTGGTCCTTTAAAACCATGATCCCAATATCGAACCCAAGGTAATTCTTCACCTTCAGCCGCAGGTAAGAAACGAATTACTGCGTAACCATTTCCTGCTTTATCAACAGTTGGTTTCCAGTAACGGTCATCAACGTAAGATTGTTTAGGTGAACCACCTACAGACTCAGCTGCTTTGGTGAGAGATGCAATATCAGCACGATTGCGTTTTAGATTTGCGAAAGACATATTTGTATATTCCTTGTATTACATTGTATGTTGTTGTATGATTTGATATGCTTATTATACCACATATCGCTTATGATGTAAACACCTTAAATACATTTTTTTTCATTTTTTCAAGGTTAACGTTCATCAATAAGCTATATTTCCGAATCTTACGTGAGACATCAGGCCACAGTATAGGATCCGAAACAGTCTTATCGGCCTTGCGCATAAATCCAGTTAACTGGTTTAGAATCACTACCGACTCTATATTTATATCACCCGCAAGGTACGATTCGACAACTTTTGGATATTGGTTGCCGAGTTCGAACAGATGGTCAAAGCTTTCAACATTTACTTTTTCAAGATCTTGTTGGAAGTTATATCCCAATGCTTCTGTTCTTTTTTGCCAATCACGATATATTTGATCATTGCCAAGCATATCGCCAACCCAATTATTATCTGCAACAAAATGTGCAGCGTAGTAATTGATTAGCTCGGGTGGTGTATCGAACATCTTACCAATCTTAGCAAAGAAGTATTTGTCTTTACGTTTCCAAAAGGTTTGTGGTTTAGCAGATGTTTTATAATTATATTTAGGAGCGTCATATGACTCCTGCTCAAAGTGCAGTTTCAAAGACTGATAGTATCTGTAAGCTTCAAAGGGTTCCATTCTCATACCGGTGTTCTCTCATATTAATTGCACGATCGATGTATACTATATGCCATTCTTTGGAGTATACATCAAGAGCAGCAAACGATTCATTTGAATGATCTGCTGCATCCATTAAACTATGAAATCCTGGTGGCATAGCATCTAGCTTACCAATAAGATCTCGATTAAGAGTTAAACATCTTTTTACTTTCATGTCTTTTTCATCCATGTAAGTAATAGTGTATACTCTGTTTTCAAGCATTTCTATTAAATCGAATTTATCATAGTGCAAGCTCATATAGGAAGTCTGGCTCCTCCGCCTTTTATTGCATTTACTTCAAGTGCTTCTGACTCGATCTTATCTATAATAACAGGACTTAACAATCGTTTGATATCTTCAGGTGGTAATTCACGTTCAGAACAAACTATTAATACTGCTTCGATATAATCAACTCTAAGCTTCTTAACCTTTTCTTCAACCATAGTTGAGAAACGTTTCTTTGTAATAATAGGAGTTTCAACCTTTTCCCCATCTGTAGAAGTGGTGGTCGTCGATAGTTGTAATATACTCAATGGTTGTACTCCAATATGGTTTAACGTTTTTATAATGATAATGTGTGCTTCCGTGTGAGATATCGAATCCATTGTTATAGAGTTCAACAGCTACAATGGTTCTATTTAAAGCTTCGATCCATGAGTCAGGTTCTCTTGGTTTATCAGATAGTCCATCACAGAACCAACTAAATTGACACATGTTTCTACGAATAGATCCATCTTTATTCTTTACGCTGTCTTTAACTACATCACATATAGTATCAGGATATCGATAATCAAAGACACGGTTTAACACTACATGAGTAACAGCAATACCACCATTCGGTGACTGATTACGTGACTCAAAGTATGAGTTCAAAACCAAACAGTGCATATCATCTGAAGAAATCTCATCAGCGTTTGCAAGGGAGGAAAGGAGGAGAGAGACAGCAAGCGTGAGATATTTCATCATTTGTCTTGTACCTTTATAAGTATACAGTCATCGTTGATACGACCGTTTGGTTTTGATTCTTTAGTGGTCAATTTCTTCCAAGCATTATCAATTTGCTTGATAGTCTTTGACTGCACAATCGGTAGGAAGTCATCAGGTTTACGTAACCTAATCTTCCGAGAATTCTCGAGATCAACTGCTTGCAGAGTTGTACCTCTAACTGAAAACCCGCTCGTAGATCCTGACACATATTCGGTGATTTCACGTGTCTTGGCGTTAAAGACATAAAGTCTCATAGCACCAACTATTGAGATTGGATTGATAGAGACTATCTTAAAGTCTTTATCTTCTTTCTTGTACCTCATCTTAACGACTTGCTTATCTGCCGACTTCACACGAGGTTTACGAACCTTACGTGTGGCAGCACTTGCAGCTTTCAGTTTATCACAGTCAGCAAGCATCAATTCGACGTGTTTAATACGCCGTCTCATAACAGAACGCTTGATGTGTGAATAGCCTTCCACGGCCTGGTCACAGCGCTTGTGATAAGCATCGTTAAAGTCAAGAAGCCATCCCTCAAGGATTTTACGAACGGGCTCAGCGGCTTTGCCAGTCAATCCATGGTAGCGGAACCTATTATATAAATCGAAGTCAGGTTCTTCGCCACCGATCCATAGATCTTCTAGCTCATCCAAGTCTGTTAAAATCGTATCATTTAACTTCGCTTGGTATCGTTGTAGTGGAGTCAAGACAACTACATTAGACTTTGCACTGGTATCTTCATTCTTAGCAAGAAGAATTTCTTTACCAGTCTTGGTCGTTTCTTCGATAAAACGACGGATAGCCTCATGTCCATCATAAAAGGACTCTACTTCAACAATCTTTAAACTGCCATCACTCTGTAGAACACTACGATTGATGATGCGTTTTTCAAACTCTAATCCAAGATTTGACCAATGCATACAGGCAGCAATGTGTATCCGAACATTAAACACATATTCAGGACACGCTAAAATGGCAGCAGCATCTGATTTAGAGCAATTAGCTTTCACATATGCTTTAATCAATTTGACAGACTCTTTCCGATCAAGATCTAAATTGAAATAGTCTTTAAAGTGCATGAAGCCTTTATCAACTGGCGCAGCAGCCAAGCCTGTCCGAGGACGGCGAGGTGCCACTGTTTTCTTTTTAATGAACTTTGGTTTAGTCCGTCTTACTACTGCCATAATACTCTCCAATATTAATTATGTACTTATTATACCACATTTAAAATGGTATGTACACGTTTATTTTCAGTTTATACGACTTTTTTTACTTTGTCAAATAAGAATGATCGCCATCCTTTTGCATTAACATCGTAACACTTGATTGCATTGATAGTTGCATCAACACCTTCTCGTACATTTCCGTCAGTTTTAGGATGTGCTGAATTTGGAATAATATCCATATTCAAAGTACAATCCATCTCACGTTCATCACCATTTAACTTTGTAAAGGTAACAGTAATAACACCTTCACGAAGCTGTTTTAAGATATCGTCTCTATTCATTATAGTCTCCTTTAAAGTAACGATAGTTAGTATATTCTGAGTAGCTTACAATACAAGAACTCTTAGATTCCTGATCTTGCTTCTCACCTTCTAGAACCCATTTATCTCGTAAAAAGATTTTAGAATTAAATACGCGTTGTTCTAAACGATCTATTACATCGCGCATATGTTCTACTGTAGAAAGAATTTCTTCTATTCCATCAGTAAATTCGTTATCATGAACTAGCTCACCTGTTGTTAAACAATTGACTTCGAATAAATCATCTGCCAATGTTTCCCAATCAGTGTTTTCACTCATGACACATTCATCAGTATTATTGATATACAAGTCAGAAGTAATACCTTCTGCGTTTAAGCTATTATCAATATCGATATTAAGATATGGTTGTTGCATTACCCTCTCCTCATTCTTGCGTATTCTTTTGGATCATCGCCTCTTCCGACTGGGACGAGGTTTGATTTGTGCATTGTTGCGATTCCGACGATGTAGTCGCCTGTGTATTCGTTTCGTTCCTTTGCTGAACCGTTTCCTGGAATTGTGTCCGACGTCGAGATGCGTTGTCTATCGCTCTCTGCGTGGCTGTTAGGCGCGAGGGTTTTTTCATACGGTACTACCTTACGTTTTTTAGGTTTAGCATCAGGATCGATGCCTTGTTTACGAAGCCATGCATTATGTTCAGCTTCTGCTTTCTGCCAACCTGGCGATTTTTTCTTTTTAGATTTACCATGGACTTGAACGCCCTGAATCATATGCATACTCATATTCTACCTCTTGACCGCAGCTACTAACATTCCTTGTAGCCAAAATACTGCAAGCCATGTGGTAATATTAAATTCGATGTTTGTAAAGAATAGGCTATTAATAGAC